ATACATCACCTGTTCGGCGATGGTGCTGTTCCCGTCGTAGATGTTGCCTTTGGTGTCAGTCAGGAAGTTGTAAGCCTCCTTCTCCAGCTCAATCAGACCATTAGCTCCAGCAGTCCAGTGCCAAACGACGCCTCGTACACCACGATCGAAAAGATCCTCTTTTTTCCGGACCTTACGAACTTTCATGGCTTCAGCGATACCAGCTCGTGTGTTGGGACCTATCATCCCATCCACAGTAAGACGTGGTGCTTGCAAGATGGCGTTCACACGCCCTTGGTACTCACGAGCTGCATACATTGTTATTCTCCTGTAATTTCTGTTGTTCCCTCTTCGGGATTGAAAATAAGACTACAAGTTTCTGGTGTTTCATCAGAAACCCGTGTGTCGATAGTCACAGAGATATAACGAACGCAGACCTTAAATGGTTGAACTGGTGCCGGAGGTGGCTCTGTCCCATCTGATTGGTCGAAGAAAGCAGCCCATGTCCACAGACGTGGGTTGTCTTCATCTGTTGAATAATTGCCTGTACCACGACGAGTTGCCAGACGGTTGTCGTCAGCATCTCGAATGATTGCGATCCATGTTGCTTCAACCAGAAGAACTGCATCAGCATCATATAGAAGCATCGGACGCTCATAGTTGTCTGTCTGGATCACTTCCACAGTCGCTTGGATAAATGGACGCTCTTTGAAATACTTGTCACTCACTGAACCCACCATTGGGAAAACCAGCAGCATTACAATGCCAATCATCAGTCCTATGATAAGAACCTTAAAATCATCACGATTTCGGGTTGTGCGTTCAGCACGAAATACTTTCGAATGTTCATCAGTCATTTTCTTCCCCTTCTTTGGGTCCGGAAATGAACCGCTCAACGAGCGTCACTGCCACCAATCCGATAAGGAAGGAGGCGGCTGTAAGAGTCCCCAAAGCTCCAGCCATATTTTCTGGTAGTTCACCGATCCATGGTTCCATGATGACCGGTGCTACTACGCCAATACCAAATGCAACTGCTCCACCAACGAACACGACCCGGATTCCTTCACGCCATGTGGTCTTCAAAACTACTGCACGTACAGAACCACCCAACATTCCCATGAATGTCAAGATACCTGCTCGTTCGTTGAATACCTCAAGAATAAGGTTAGGGTCTTTTTCCGACATTATACAAAACCTCGATCTGTGAATTTATCACTTTCATGAGTTTCCGAGGTTGAAGAGAGATCTTTTATCTCATCTTCGCCGATATGCCGGAGGTAGGCTGCGTAGTAGCTATCGCCTTTGGCTGAATGCTCAGGACCATTCATGTGGGAGATATACAACGCTGCAACGAATAGTTGCAAGCCCGTCTCCAAATTTGGTGGCAGATTGATCTCACCCGCACTCAGGATAGTGGGATGCTTCTTTTGGTAGCGGATCCGAACTCGACCAACATCAGGAGATGCAGTCTTTGTGAACTCTTCGATCTTTGCATCTGTGAAACGAATCGTGTTGAACGACGGTGTCAGGATATGACCATTGCTGTTCAGCGTGTGACGTTTTCCTTCAGAATCAAAGAGATCCAGAAACTTGATGAACGTGTCATCAGTGAACGGTTCTTCGGCAGAGTCTGTCAAAGTCCCACCAACATTGGCTTCTGTGAACGGGTAGATGTTCTGCCCATCGACGAATGTCAGATCGACCTGTCCTTTGAAAAGCGGGAACCGTGTTGAGAGATCAACCAACCCCTGGTTGGTAAGGCTGAGGATCGTCTGGTAATACTCAGGACAAATGACGCCCATGTTCTCATCATCCACCGCAGCGGTGTTTTTGAGTTGCCCAGTTGCGAGACGTTGACTGAAATTCTGAAACGTGATCATTGGCTTACCTTTATGGTTAGATCAGACCACGTATGATCCGTATTCAGATTCATCTGTATCATCTGATGTCAAGAGATTGCTACCCCAAATTTGGTGAGACCGAACGGTGGAATCGTCCCCATCGTCTTGTGTCTCGCTGTTGGGTTTCCAAGGATTCATGTACTGCAACATCGAAACTGTGTCGATGCAGTCATCTTTGCCTTTGATTCCGTCCTTGGTTGCAAGGGCGATTTGTTCAATGAAGATACTCAATTCCTGTGAGTTTTTCAACTCTGTCGGAAAGAAGATCTTTCCTGACTTGAACAGAGGCACTACCATGTTGAATCGAGCCAGTTTATCTGTTGTTGGCCGGATTCCTGATTTACCTTTTTGGCGTGTCAGGTTGAAGAACTTGTTCCGATAATTCATCTCATTCATGAGCCATTGGATAAAGCCCTGCTGCTGGCCAGAGATCTCGATGCCCACACCTTGTGGATCATACTCATCCACGAACCCGAACAACTGGTCGATCGCTTTGTCCATGGTTTGGCGAACGACGACTCCGTCCACCCAGTGCCATTCTGACGCAGCGCTATATGCCCACACAGACTGAACGCTGTAATCGGCTGTTTGTTTTGAAGAAGTTGCAAAGTCCGTCGTGATGTAGAAGTTGTAGTTCTGCTTCTTTTGGAGAACCGGTGCTCGTGGCCGCCAGAGGATCTCTGCTTCTTGAACCAAGCGAGACTCATCCGATGTAATCCGCAGCATCATCTCCTGGCGGAATGATTTGAGTTTGCCTTCTTTCTTGGCCGACTCATACTGCTCTTTCACGTACTCATATGTGAACCGGTCTTCCCAGGCTCCACGGAACTCTTTTTTGCTGCATGGGAACTTCTCACAGATCGGCCACACGTTGACGTGCCATGCCCCGGACTCGATCGCTTCATAGACGATGTCATTCTTGTTGAACGGTGTCCCATTCATGATCATCTTGTTTCGTGTTGGATCCAACGCATATTGGACGCCGGAATATACCGTGTCCTTGATGGCTTCCATTGCTGTGTTTGATTTTGAGTCAGCATCTGAAACCAAGTCATCCATGACGGCCAGCACTGGTCGTTTACCGAAGATCTTCGTACCACGGATACCTGATTTGGCACCGAACATCTTTACACCCAGACGGTGTCCACGCTTGTTCTCAAATTCAAGATAGTTCTCTGTGAACTTGGCATATGGAATCCAGCTTTGAAGAAATTCCGAATTGTTGTATCGGAACTCAATCGAGTTCCGTGCTGACTTCACACCGTTATCCATGCTGTCCGAAATATACAGCATTCCTGAGACAACCCCGAAATTGGGGAGTGTCCCAAACATGGCCAGATACAGAACCAGATATTCCATGAAGAGCGTCGTCTTCGCCGTACCACGAGCACAGAGGTTCGCAATCTTCTTCTCGCGTCCGGTCAATTTATCCAGCATTGCCAAGTGCATGACTGGAGTTTTGTTGTCTTCGCCAACATCTCCGTTCACCAGCTTGATGAAGTTCATGAATTTCAGTGAGAACTCGCTGGGGATGTATCCAGCGTGGCTGTTGAGCATCATGAAGTCTACCTCGTTGAGGTAGTCATCGACGGTCTTCTCTGGGACGAAGTCTGGCTGCTGGATCATGGATTCACCGTTTTCATTGGCAACGCAGCGATGTCATTCGCCGACGTGTTGGGATCATGCTCAATGAGATTGAGTTGTTTCCGTGACATTTCAACCAGTTGCTGTTCGAGAGCTGCCATACCATCGTTCATGGCAATGTCCACTTTCAACTCTGATTTGTGGATCTCTGGTTTCTTCAGGTGAGTCAGCAAACTGTTCGCTGCGTCGCTCCGGACTTTGGGAGAAACATCAGTGTCCATCATCAGCTCATACTGGGTGTTGATTGCTTCCTGGAAAACATCCTGGTTCAGGATCCAGGTTGGAACCATGGCACGCTCCATGATTTTCGTGACGAGCTGGCCTTTGTTGTAAGCAGTCACCATGGAGGCAATGTCTTTTGGTTGTCGGCCTGCGTCCTTCATCGCTTGGTAGCGATCGGGGAACGTAGCTTTATACGAGTCGATGTTCGTCTTGCCCATGATCTTGTGGGAGACGTACATCACAGCTTGGACGTAATCACCGACCTTGTATCGACCTTCTTGCAAGACTCCGGAGAATGTCACAAAGTTATCTCGGATATTGCGAGCCTCTTCCGGATCTCGTGAGAGAGCGTTCAGTTGGTTTACCATATCTTGAGTGATATTGTGTCGGTGTTGTGCAGGAAGGGATTCCTGAACTGCGCCCAGTGTCAGCATTGCCTGATTACCTCATAGTGTGTTAAGCGATTTCAATGGTCCGCCTATAACCTGAACTTAGACTGGAAAGCAACAAAATGGCAACATGCACAACCAATTACACCTGCACCCCCGTTTGGTACACTTCAGTCGATTCGACCGAAGGCGGTGGTGAGGATGTCATCTCCTACGCGGCTGGGCCGAGTGCGGTAGATCTCAACGTGACTTGTATTGTGAATACTGGGGACATCCAGTTTCAGGTCAAAGACCAGAACGATGTTTGGTTCACTCCAACAGAAGCATCTTACACGGTACTGGCTTCGAACTGTGTCCGTCTCCCACGGGCCAACATGCCAGACATCCGGATCCTCGCCACTGGCGATGCAACCTTCTCTGTGGCTGGTGATCTCCGCAAAGGATAAGATATGCCCGTAATTTATACCAATACCCAGGACGAGTGGAAACGTCGTCGTATCGACGTTCGCCACATCAACCCGTCCATCATGGAAGGTGAACGCGGGCATACCTCAATGCTGGGTCAGGGTTCTGCTGTTCCTATTGTTCGGTATGCCCCGACCTTTCTTTTCCCTCCATATCTGACTGGTGATTCCAAGATCCCATCAGTGTTGATGGTTAATCCTGGTGTCATTGACGCCAGTCCCAAAGCAAACATCTTTTACCAATGGTATGCTGACGGAGTCATGTTGATCGGTGAGACCAGCAAGACATTCACAACCAATCTTTCATTCGATGATGTTGAGATCACCTGCGAAGTCACAGCCGTGAACTTCCTTGGTGTTGATGTTGGTCTTACAAATGGTATCACTCCAGGTCTGGTCGAACCCATCATCAACGAAGAGTATCTCACGTATGCTGTTTCTGGTCTGAGCCAAGATTTGAAACAGAACATGTTTGACCACAAGACTCTGATCACCACAGGTATCTCGATGTATCTACGAACAGATGTTCAACAACAAATCATTTTGATTCCCACAGGTATGTGGGTTGAGTTTCGTGATGATGTCATGAGTGGAACAGGTGCTGTCATCACTGGTCTTGGTGGAGATGAAGGTGGACAACTCTATCACAACGAAGCCTATGTGATGTGGCAGCCAACTCGTCTTGCTGATCTACCATTGATCAACCCAAGTGCAGACCTTGGGGATCTCACAGGTTGGACTGTTACCGAGGGTTCGATCGCAGCTCTGACGATTTCTTCTTCTGGGGATGTTACTGCTTATAGTGGAACTCATTTCTTTGGGGATCAGGAACCTATTCAACCTTCATCATCCTCCATGTTCCAAACAGTTGCTTTGAATGCAAGTGACATTGCTGAAGCGGTCGATGGAACTTTGATGTGCAACCATATATTTATGATGGAAAATCGTCTTGGACAGGATGGGGTTCAAGTCACCGTTCAGTATCTTAGTTCTGCTGATGCAGTTTTGGGGACTACAACTGAAGGTCTTCTGATAAATACTCAGAACCAAAGCTGGAGTCACCAATTCAGCGAACTTGAATATGTCCCAAGTGGGACTGAGAAAATCAAGGTAATTATCTTCTTCAACAATCTTGGGACTACCGTTGGATACTCCTTTATTGACGACATTAGTGTTCGTCTCTATTCTGATACCTGAACCAAAGGAACATATCATGCCCAATATCCTCTTCGCTTCAAACAACATTGCCCATTGGCCGACTGCTGTTGCGGGATCGGTTTCGGGTACGTTCGATTCTGCCCGCGTTCCATACTCGATTGCCATGAGTAATTATGAAACTTTGAACTCTCCTCAGTTCAAGCCTTCGACTGGAGATGAAACGTGGTTCCACTTCCGGATCTACAACGAAGGTAGTGCAGACTACAGCGGTGTTCAAACTCTATTCAAATGCTATGACATCCAAGGTAATACCCTGGTTCATATCCGCAAAGTAGCGTTAACCTATAAGTATTTTCTTACAGCTTTCCTGTATGATGGTAGTGGTTCTTCTCAGAGTGATGACTGCACGGTCCCGCTGACCGACAGCAAAGTCAGTTTTGTTGACATCAAGTACACAGTTACCACTCTGAAGATCGAGCTGAAGGTCTACATCAACGGCTCGTTGGGCAGCACAATCTTGTTCAACGCAAACCCAAACAACTACGTGGCTCCTGTCACTTTCTCTTTGGGTTGTGCGTTTACGAAAACCCTGAGTGGTATTCAGCATATCTCTGAAATCATCGTCGCCGACGGTGACACTCGGAATGCTCGTCTGGATCTTCTGCGTCCCATCAGTGCTGGTGCATACGAACAATGGCAGGGCAGCCTTGCAGCTCTGGCCGATGATGATCCGACCACAGGTATGACAACTATCGCTCCTGATCAACGTCAGACGGTGAACCTGAGTGCTTACACAGGTGCGACCAACATCTCGAACTTTGTGATGGTCAGCCAAACGACTCGTGGTCAGAACTCACCCACAGGACTGAAGCACACTGTGCGTCTCTCCGGTGTGGACTATGACAGTGCGACGATCCCAGTTGGGTTACCGCTTCAGTACAACATCACCGACTTCAAAATCAATCCTGCGACTTCTCTTCCGTGGGAAGGATCTGACCTTTCTCTTATTGAAACTGGTTTTGTTTCCGTGGCATAACATAGAGGTTGGCTGTCCTCTTACATGGAGGTGATCATATATCTCGGATCAGGGGGGCTTCGGCCTCCCTTTTCTGTTGACGGGTCTGAACCAAGGAAGTAAGTACCCCTCATGGAAAACATTATTCATCAGTTTACCAAGCGACCAAATCAACCGACATGATCGGGTGAGACGCTTGTACTCACCCTCCCATAACCGGGGTGAGTAGATGAATAAGGAAAATTCCCTCCCCCCCATTTCGCCGTCATAGCTCAGTTGGTAGAGCACCTCTCTTGTAAAGAGGATGTCCGGAGTTCGACTCTTCGTGGCGGCACCAATATCAGTGTATAGCTCAGTATGGTAGAGTGCTCCCCTTGGAAGGGAGAAGTCGTAGGTTCAAATCCTTCTACACTGACCAATCTTCCCCCCGGTGGTGTTTCCGGCTTTTGGGCTACGAACCCGTAATGCAGAGTTCGATTCTTTGGGGGAAGGCCATATTTAATTGTTCTCCACGGCCCCTATTGGCAGGGGGGTACGGCTGTTAACCGTAAAGCTCTTGGTTCGAATCCAAGGTGGAGAGCCAACATTCTTTTGTTGAGGATTAGCTCAGTAGGTAGAGCACGCGACCGATAATCGTGATGTCATTGGTTCGATCCCAGTATCTTCAACTAAAGAATGCACCGGTAGCTCAGTGGTCAGAGCGGTGGGCTTTTAACCCGCGCGTCCAGGGTTCGAATCCCTGCCGGTACACCAAGAAATACGTCGGGCTATCAGCTCACCCATGAGGAGTAGGAACTGCCTCCAAGAATTGGGACAAGTCGGCTCGACCTGACGTATCAAGATTGTGAATGTAGCTCAGGGGTAGAGCACCTGGTTGAAGCCCAGGGTGTCGGTGGTTCGAATCCATCTATTCACACCAAGTTTAGAGGTCGTCTAAGATAGGAACTGCGGGACCACTCGTAAGCCGCTTGATAGGACACCACCATTGGAGGTGGAGATGTTGGTGCAAATCCAACCCTCTGAATAGATGTTTGCTAGGTTCCTACGGGTTAGGGGACACGGTTGTGAACCGTTGTCAGGAAGGTTCAAATCCTTTGCCTAGTACCAAGGTTGTTGGGGCGTCGCCAAGCGGTAAGGCATCGGGCTTTGATCCCGTCATTCGTAGGTTCGAATCCTACCGCCCCAGCCAAGATTATGGAGATCGTGACAGGACTCGCACCTGCATCCTCTTCCTTTGCAGGGAATCGCCTTACATTCGAGCCACACGATCAATTTGGCGGATGGCCAAGGAGTCGAACCCTCATCCTTTCGGAGCCACACGGTATTCAACACCGCTTGCCGTCCACACAGCAGGACCATCCGTTATTGGTACTCCCCCCCGGATTCGAACCGGGACTGTACTGGTTTTGAACCAGCCGCCTCCTACCAATTGGGCTAGGGGAGCATGGCGGAAGATGGAGGTCTTGATCCCCACCCCATTCAAGGGGCCAACTGGTTAGCAACCGGGCCGGACTCCCTGTCCGGATCATCTTCCAACTTATTCGTATCTTAGATGCACGAAAGTTGGAATCGGTGCGAGGAATCGAACCCTCCGTGTTACCACTACACCAGCTCGCACCCCCTCATATAGAGAACCATGAAAATAAGTCAATCGTTCTGCATTTAGTATCTGAGGCAGAACACCTGTTCTCTCTGAACCAAGGAAAGCAGAACATTGTCCTACATATCTGCCTCCAAACAGGTCATTTGTTCTGTTTCAAAAACTTGACAGGCTCACCCTCAAAATCCATACCACGGAGGTGGGTCGGCCCGGCCCCAGGGGGACAGAGCTTGGCACAGCTATGTTCATAAATGAACAAGAGGCTCAGGTAGCGGAACCTTCGCAGTCTCGTCGCCTTTCGCGAAAAGACTCCTCGACAACCCATAAATTCCCATTCTTTGAATGTCCCATTCCCTGGATGATTGAGGATACTTATTAATTCGAGAGAATTTCATAACGGAGTGCGCAGCACGGAGTTATGAAAATGTCGAGAATTAATAAGTATCCGAGCATATGATACCCAAATCATAAAACTCACTTATGCGCTCCAAATCATAAATTTATATTTGAAAAACTTAGTATGTATCGACAGGGGTGTAGGGTATTTTTCAAAATTTATATTCTCAAATTATTACATGTATCGACAGAGGCAGGTGTTTTGTACACTGGGGGTACACTCCCAGATCAGACCCCCCCGGTCTTCATTCTCCAGTACAGCTATGCCCCCCCTATTATCCTACACTCTCTACATCCACTGTCGCTGACCCGCCGGGTCCAGTGGCATTTTGCCATCAACCATACCGTAGGAGGTATCACCCATGTCCATGTTCAGCTCACTCTCCAAACTAGTCCAGACCACCTTCAACACAGCTACTGACTCAGTATCAACCGTTGGAAAAGGTCTCGATATTGCCAACCATTATGTGGAGGAGAACCACAAACGCATCACCAAAACCACCACCACTGCTGCACAACTCAGCGTAGCGAGATTCAACCAAGACGTCGCAGACGAACTGGAAGCATCCGAGAAACTGAAGGCTCAGTACGACGCAGTCGTAGCCGACTGGTAAACTAATCCGGCGTCTCTCTCGTGGAGGCGTCGGAGACTTCGTCTATGATAGATAGCTATCAACCCAATTCTAGCCTCGTAGGAGCACATCTCATGACCTCAGCTACCCAGCTTGCAGGATCAACCACAGTTGACCTGTGTGACACGTACAGCGTCCGTGTATCCATCCTCGGAATCCCATACCATGTGAGCTTCATCCCACTCATCCAGATGGTCGTTTACACCTCAATGGAGGACGTTCGTGACCAAGGTGAGTTCACCGTCAAGTTCGGGCATATCTGCTCGAAGAAACCAAACGATGAAATGCTCATCAACGAAATAATCAACCATATGGAAGGACGTAAAAATGCCTGACTACATCGAAGAGGCTATCGAAGCCTATCTCCATGACTGCAAACGTCTTGGAAATGAACCAAATGAAGCAGTCATTGCTTCTATAATCGCTGACCAAGGGAGCGAATAAAGATGCTTAAATTCAACCAAGAAATGCGTTTCCCAAAGCTCATCTCTCAACGTCAAATCGACCTTGAGGAGAGCTGGTGGAAAGAGCGTGTGACTCTCAACAACTGCTATCGTTGGGGACCATGGTCACTCGACTATTACTCCTTCAAAACAACCCTTCATGGGTTCTGGTGGAGTCACCATCAACTTCAACTCGGACCATTCGTCATTGAATGGACCATCAGAAGAGGATCAATGAAATGATCACCATGACCAACAAACAGGCCGAGGACATCATCACTCTGGTCAACAAAAATACCCCTATTTCAAGGGATATAATCACCGGTTTCCTTGAGCAGTTGCTGAAGGAACAACCAGTAAACAAGGTCCATCGTGTTGACGCTGCTATGACAGCGGAGATCGACTGGCCTTCCTCAGACAGGAGCTAAACCAATGGAAACCTTCGTACTATTCTTTGCTCTCATGGCTGCACCATCTGCAACAGATGACCATGTCGTGAACTATGCCATACCTCTTGGCATCTACAAAGAGGCTGAAGAATGTTCAGACGCAGTAATGCGGATCAATGAGCACGCTCAGAACCTTCCAAGATACCTGTGGTGTATGCCAGTTGGTATCAACCAAGGTGAACCAGTATGAGAACCATAGTCATATGGGCTTTGCTCATTACAACGATCGTTCTCATCCTCATCTTCCCACCACTGCTGTTGCTCATCATGGTTCTCTGTGGTGGCTACGCATCAGGTTGGAACCGTGAAAAAGAATCAGGAGAATCCTAACCAATGGTACTTAAACTCACACGTTCAAATGACATCCTCATCTACCACACTGATGAGGATTCTGGTTCCGAAAACATCAAGAAATACAATGGTTGGAAACCAGATCAAGATGTCCACAACTATGGAATGATAGGCATCGTCGATGAAACCGAGAAAATGTTGCACATGGTCTGTATGCAGACCTATGAGCCGTTCTGCGAACCCATTCCAGTCAACGACGTTGATGATACTCAAGAAATTCAACGGCTTGCATATCAAGCCAATCGCACCATCAACCGACTCGACTGAGTCACTTCTTCTGGAACAACACACCTCATTGGGTGTGTTGTTCCAAAAGGGATCAGCCGCCGGCTGCTCTGGCCATTGTGGCCAACCGAGCACTTCCGCTCGACAGACCGTGAATCTTTGAAAGGATCACAATCATGACCGTAGTTACAGCAACCTCCAAGAATGTCCGTGCCAAGAACGCTGCTGCCGAAGCAAACGAGTTCGAAGGACTGTGGATGAATCCAGGTATCTTCGTCGGTGACGAAGAGAACTCCAAGTTCGTCCGGTTCAACCGTGGCATCGCCATCAGCGACCTGAAGACACGGAAGCTCTATGAGTCCATGGACCCTGACTTCGCAGCCGAGCAGCAGTTGCTGAACGACCGCGTTGAAGCTATCCGTAAGCGTGCGTTGCAACTGGAAGAGGGCGAGCACGTCGTCATCAACATTCCGATGGTTCTATACCGTCGCCAAGAAGAGGCAGATGTTGCACCGACACCGAAGGCGACCAAGGCAGACATCGACAAAGAACTGTTCGGCTAAACTACCACGAGCGACCCCTAATCGGGGTCGCTCGACCTTTTCAACTTGATAGATTCCAATGGGATCTCAAGTTGAACATTATTTACCCCAGATAGCTTCCACAGACTGGCTACACCTCCGGTGTCTTTGCGCTGTTTTACAGGGCAACTCTGCATCAACCACACCTGGAAACTGAAAGTTCAACTTTCACACACTTTTCACTGTTAATGGACGTGAACCTAACTGGAGTAGAAACTATGGAAAATACACCAATATCCCGTTTTAACGGGAAACACCGATTCTTGAGCAACTTTTATCATGCACCGTTGACTGTAATAGGGATTCCCTACCTAAATTCTGAAGCTGCATACAATGCCTGCAAGACATTGGATTTAGAGGTGAGAACACAGTTTTCAACACTTGATCCATCGGCTGCCAAGAAACTTGGACGGCGTGTAAAAATGCGAGATGGTTGGGATGAAATCACCAAAGTGGAGTGTATGGAACTGTGTCTTTGGGCAAAGTTTGGTGGCAACCCTTCATTGAAAGAACAGTTACTTGCAACTGGTGAGAGAGAGCTGATCGAAGGCAACAATTGGAATGATAAATTCTGGGGTGTTTGCAACGGTCAAGGTGAAAACATATTGGGCAAACTGCTCATGGAAATCAGAAAGACAATCCAATGAAAAATCCTAACAGGGACACACAAACTGGCCTTGAAGAATTGTTTTCCAAGCATCAATTGTTGCCTGTTTTAAGGGAGCAATTCCTTCAAATGGGTGATGACCAAGTGGTCGTTGAACCAGCA